CACACACACACGCACTGCCATTGTTTTGATCCCACTCATACAAATTCTAATGACCTTTTTCAACAAACATTAGTTTGGAAATTTCTATAATTTCCTCTTTATCCATGTAACTTATCAATTGATTTTTGTGATAATCAACGTGTGACTCTGTACACTTATACTTGTGAGCTAACGCTTTCCTCAAACTTCCGTATTCATACCACATCCTTGGATGAATAGGCCATTGTTTCTTTTCAATCAATAAATTCACTTGCTCATCACCACCTAACATGCAACAATAACTCATACATCGCATTATGAAATTCTCTCTGGTATTTTCTGATACACCATTTAAAACCTCGAATCTTCTTCTCAATCGAATTATGTCGGGACCGCATTCGAATTGACCGTTACTATTTTCGTAAACTACGTTTCTCAGAAAAGTCCCACAAACTTCGTCAATGGAAGCATCGCTAACCATGTTAAAGTGTCTAGCACTGTTAAGCTCTATCATTTCTTTAGTGATTGGTCTTCTAGCTAATATCAGATTGTCATCTCCCAATACTACCATAAGAACTAACCTATTACTTAATTCTCGGACCAACCTACCTTTAACATTCAAGTTTACTATAACGTTACCTAAAGCTGTGGTCGCTTGTCCGGTATGCCTACTTGCGTCACCTTCGAATTTTAACCCAATACCTTTTGCTCTCCATTTTTTGTGTACTGTGTGCCACATATTGACTACACTCGGCTTGCCGCCTAGTATCTTATAAATCTCCATCTCGGTATTAATCAACGTCATATCAGTTTGCCTGTCCTGTTTCTTCAAGTCGTCTTCAGCAAACACAATTGTGTCGTCCCTCTTTGAAAATTTGTTAAAAGTCGCACTCAATTGTTCTGGTGTTAGACCATCAGCATATATCACATCTTTCCTAAGTAATCTCTTCAAATTTTCCTTCAATCTTTTGAAGAATGGACTGAATATGGCTGTGATACCTTTACGTTGCCATACAATTAACCTAACCCTTTGTTCTTCTATACTTCCTGGCATCCGATTATCTTGCTCATACATCAAAACATCTTTCATTCTCGATTCTAGTTTCATGTGAACGTTGACTTTGTTGAGTCCGTTTACGTCCATACCTTCACTAACTACTTCTAACAAGTCTTGACCAATCTTCGTGCCGTCAGGGCGCTCTTTGATCCAGTCGTATACATCTTTCGGGTCGATTGTTACTTCATCCAATTCTCTTAAAGCATTTGCATCAAAATACGTCTCCGCAAATAATCTAGCATCTTCAACAGGATCATGTTCCACTTGTCTCAAAACCAAGTTACTCCCAAACAAATCGCTCACCGCTTGCAAACCTGCGCCCATTCTTTGAGGAAACGCTGATTGACTATGACTAGGGTACTCAGTTGTGATAGCTTTTGACACTTTTTTAATACCAGCGAATTCTGGATTAGATCTGAGCTTTATGTTTTTATGAGGTAAAGATATGTTTAGTGGTAACATAGCTGTTTCATCTCTCCAATAATCAATAACGTTTGGAGGAATCATCTCTTCAACAACGTCTCCATTAATACAACTGCCAATTACTCCGCTGCCAGTTAACAACACATCTTTCCCTCCATAGTTCAAGACTTTGTAACTGTCGCTAGAGTCTTCATACCTTTCCCCATTTAACATGTCTAAACTTTTAATTGTGTTCAGAACATCGTCACTCATTTGAACGCCAGAGTTTGAGGAGCTGTCACCGATCTTTCCGAATACCTTGTCGTTTTTGTCTACTGGCAAGTCATCTATAGTCAAATGTATACCCAAATCAACAGTTTGAGGTTTCCCTTTGCCAGTTGGAGAAAATGTCAATTTTTCGAACGTTGTGACTGAAGTGAAAACCCTTTCAGATTCAATTTTGGAATCCCACGGATTTAAAGTCTCATCTTTGCTTAGTGCTTTCACTGTAACTCTTAAAATACCATCATAATCCTTGACAGATTGCAGATCGAATTCAAATCCAGTTGCATGCCCCATTATGTTTGTGATAACCTCTGGTTTCGCATCAAACTCGAAACAATCTTCGGTTTCGACAATATTCTCCACTTCGTAAAGTTCCAAATAATTTTTAATGCTTGGCTTTGGCACGTAAGTGTTCCCTTCCAAGTCCCAGTTGCCTAAGCCAGTAGCAAAATACCTGGCTTCTGTCTTAGAATCGTCTATGAATTCGTGGTTCGCAAAACAATTATAATAATCCTGTCTAACGTTAATCATGAATTGAAATCCACAATCGACCATTCCAATGTTGACACCTTTACCTTTTGTGAAGAGGAAATTAGGCAACTCTTTTAACCGGCCTTCTTTCATAGTTAGCAGCCTGGTCCCGCTAACCAGTTTGTCGTGTTCTGGATTGTTGTGATGATTTCTGTTGTCTGTGTCGATCACAATAATATTTTGAACGTTGGCACCAACTCCGTAAATGGAAATTTCTGGATATTGTTTTTCAGCCCTATTCTTCGATTCTTGGTTTAAAAACGTAAAATTAACTTCATCAACAATCCTAGGCCTTAATTGTCGGGCTGAACAGCTAACATTGATGTTGCCAACAATTTTTGGAGTCATTACATCGACATGTATTGCAGCCTTTCCATTTAACTCAACAGCCAAACGTGGTTCAAACTTACCTATGTTTATTGTCAAGTAAGTGTTTCCTTGTTTTAGTTTGTTACTGATGATCCATTTGCCATTAACACCATCACTGTATTCAACTCCGTCGTCTAAACTTTTCCAACCTCCGTTTCGCTTAATGATTAAATCAGGTCTCCCAGCCATTCGGATTTTCAGACGCTTTCCATATGTTTTGTCATTAGGGTAAATACACTGCTCGCTTACAGTCTGTGCATGGTCCATAGCTATATGCTCGCCATTTAATTGACATTGTGACGTTCTTTCAAGTTCACTTAAATCCAATTTACTATTTATTTGGAACGCGTGAGCGAAGTCTTTTTGTTCTATCACCCTATGTAACACTAAATGCGCATTACCATCCGTTCCTTCTACAATCTTCACCACGAATATCTCTCCATCGTGCAAGTTCGACCACTTTCCAGATTTACCCTGTAATAGTATTACGTTTAAATTGCATAAATTGAAATACCCTATGATTTGTTCAGGTTTGACAATTCTTGGCACTCCAGTTAGGCTGGTGACATCAGAGAAGGCAACTTGGTTACCATAGTTTCTCAAGCATCTTGTGATCACTTTAGCCACGCAATAATCTGCACCTTCCGGATCATATAAATGATTATTGGTGATCACTCCAACCATAGTCACATTGTCTAAATTCACTTTGGTGCGCTTGGGATCGATTACATTTTTCTTGTGTAAAGTGTGAGCATACAAGTTTAGACTTGTTTGTTCTCTGCTTTGTTTTATCAATTCTATTAACACTTTAGCCTCGTCACAACTAATCACTTGTCCATTGTTTCTGGAATCATGTTTAGGCAAATTTTCATCCAAAATGGCTGCCACTTCTAAGTACTTGGGGTAACATACCATACTTCTGTCAGACACACCAGATTGGAACCACTGCGGTAACAAATTATCGGGCCACACTTTTATTTCGCTTCTTTGTTTAATTAATTTAGCCGCTCCGCTTACAGTGCAATTTGAATACATGCCCGTGGACTGAGGGAATAAACAACAACCGGTGATATTGAACACTTCCCAATTACATTCATCTATTCCGTATATTAGTGGATAAGACAAACAAGCTCGCATGTAAACTGCTGACGCTTGAACGTCTATCTTCTCTCTGATCACCATTCCATCTAGGAAAGGGCCCGGATCAGCAGTCGGACAAGCAACACTGTTGCCAGCGAATGAGATTGTTTCATTAACGGCTTCGGCTGCTAAAGCGTGGAGCCCCGGTCTACCACTTAAAATGTGCACTTCTTTGAAATTCCCATTTAATAATATTGGCAACATAAATCTCAAATTAGCACCCATTCTACCCACTCTACCAGAGAACTCAATAGATTCGAACCCCAATTGGTCGCTCATTTGTGAACCACCTGCGCTAGTAAAGTTCAAAAATCTCACTTTTCCACTCCTACTACTCATCGGTAAACTTCTTGTAGCTATGTTCTCATCCATAGAAGTTACATACCAAATGGTATCTTTATCACTATTCAAAGCTTTAACTTTGTTGTGAATAGCAAATAAAAAGTCTCTCATAGCAACTGTTGGTTTAATTCCTCTAGCAAAGTCTTCATCTAAACAATGAACTCTACCGCTCAATAAATTTTTGCATTCCGCTATCCTTTTGTTGCTCATAGCAAGAATTGGATTTAAGTAAGTGTTTTTCCTAACACTCGGAACACTTTCGTCACGGTTCATTTCTGCTAACAGAGATAACACGAATGGATCTGGCGCACAATTTAAATTTTTAACCAAACCCAGCAAAAATTGATCTCCATCTTGTTTCTCTCCAACGATTTCAGACGGTTGGGGTTTGAGATTTGCCAATTGTTTAAGATTAGCTTTTTCGATACTTAAAGGTGTAGACAAACTAAGTGGGTTAGTGAACTCGTAACTTTCACTTAATTTCAAGGTTTCTAAACATTTTTCAACATGTTCATGTAATGATTTTGCACATGGTTCTGCTAATCCCAGAGGACCTTTCTTTGAGCCATTTAGAATCGAAACTTTAGGATCAATCAATCCTATTGTGGGCCAACAGTTATTTGTATCCGGCAATTTGGTGAAAATTATAGGAGGTATGAGAGGAGAGAGCTTCTCGTCAATATCCATAAGGTTGACAGACTTTATAGATTTGCCATATTGTAATTTGCAAGCTTCTCTAACTTCATTATGTATAGTAGTGAAAGATTTTGGTTCTGCGACTCCAATGTAATTTTGGCATTCGTACCCCCAGTAAAATTTATCCAGCTCTAACAAATCAGCAACACCTTCGTCAGCTCCGTAGGTTTCAAAATTATTCAACATTAGAGAGATTATTTTTGCTTTATTTTCTAAACTTATGTCATGATTCATCACTAAACCGTCAGCGTTCATGAATGTTTGACCCAAATTAATAGTGAAATTGCTCTTCCCGTCATCTAAGTAAGGAATGTTTTCTTCGCAAAACTTTCCCATCATACTAGCTCTACCTCCAATAGATGCACATGGTCCATCCCACAACACACAAGCTAGTATTCTAATACAAGCGCCGAATCTCAACATAGTAGCTCCCATGTCAATTTCAAATACGTGCGGGTCCTCATTTCTCTCGAACTTACCAGAATTGAATAAAACAGTGTATTTAGTACCACGGCATTTACCTCTGGAGAACTTCGTCCTAACTCCTCCCCATAGAGCTCCCATTTCGTTGTCTGGATTCTCTTGAGTGGAGAATGCCACCACACCATCTGCAGGAATATCATGTCTTCTAAGTTCATTCAGGTGAGCCATAAACCTTTTGAGGAAGTGCAGTTTCTCCGCGCTTATTAATCTAGGTTTGTAGTCATAACAATCCCATTTGTTGTGTCTGAATGAATGTTGTTCTCCACTTCGACCACAAGAATGATCATGCTCGCCAAACTCATGTCTGTCACAAGCATTGACTGGCCCCAAATCAGGTAAGTCATGCAAAGCCGATTCTAAACCTAGCGGCAAAGTTTGCATATCATTACTTTCCACTCCATTAGACAATAATGAATTAAAGAAATTTCTATGATTTTCATCCTGCTCAGGTGGGAAAGTCGGGGTCATAACTTCTACTTCTGGATTGTATGTTATGAATCTGACTCCTGCCTCACTATAAACGTCTACGGCAAACTCGCTGTCTCCGGTCCCCTGCGGGCAACGCGTTAACTTTATTCTATGACCTAACTCACAAACACCTCTTATTAACTCTACTTTTGTGGCAAATTCTTGACATTCGTGAGCACATTTGTAGTGATAATAATCACTGAACAACAAATTCTCTTCATCGGAAATCGTTCCTAATACTTTAGAAATCATAAATTTATCTTCAGCTTTGTGAAGAATGGCAAAATCTTGAGTTATAGCAACGTAGTAACAATTTCTACTATTCTGATCTCCCGGCTTGTAATATGTGTTCGAGCCATCAGTATAAATGTCACTCAATTCACAATCTTCAGGTATAAACCAAGGGAGGAGGCTTTGTATGTAACCATCGTCTGCGAGTTTTTCAATAAATCGATCTTTCTCATCAGAGGCTGATCTCCATTTTTCGATTTCAGTCAAGGAAACAGCGGAATTTGTCTTCTCGCTTGTTGTTAATGTTTTCTTGCGACTGGAAATTATGGTTTCGGCATTTTCATTAATTGGAAGGTACGTGCTAAATTGTACAAAGTCTGTTCCTAACAATTTCTGGTTGTTCATTTTTCCAAAATCATAATACCCAGTTCTAGTCACATCAACAATACTGTCGCCAATCTTGACCACTATAATGCTATTGCTTCCCGCTCTCACAGACAACTCATGCCATTTTTCGGAATTAACCAAAAAGACGGTATTCTTACTGAAATATACAAGAGTTTTAGAATAGTCATCCACAATGTTTATCATTACTGTCCCTGATGTGTTTGCGTAAGACGCTCCGTCAGGAGTCTGTCTAATTAAATCCCCAATTGGATACTCGTTAATGCTGGAAACCGGCTCGTGACCAGCCAATCCTAAATACAAACAGCTTTCTTGTTTCAAATCGGATACGGTTTGCATGATAGTGAAATCTGTTTTCGAATTGTCAGTACCCACTATCCTATAAGCAAGTGCTCCAAAGTGAAGACAATTTTTAGTTAATAACTGAATATCGTCTGTATTCTCGGGTTTGTCGCTGATGTACACCACATCAGCACTAGACAAGAAGTTAAGGTTATTCAGTCCCAAGTCGTGACAATCGCGGCAATTTGAATTGACGAAGTACCTTGGTGGTTTCTCATTTCTTAGATATTTCACATGATGATGTAACTTGTCATTTAACGATTTTACAACACTGCTAACTACCAAGTCCCCGTTGTATCGTAAATCTCTAGTTTCATTAATAACATTTGAACTCAATTTATCTAAATTATCAGTGAAGTCTTCTAAAAGCTTAAAATTGTACTTTGATCCGAATTTCAACTTGACTACATCAATCAATTCTCTATACTTCATACGTGGTATAGCTAAATCAGTCGCTCTTCCTATGAAGCTTTCAGCGGCTAGAATAAGATGGTGAAGCACATCATACTCACCACTAATGAGCTTGTACTTATGCATCATATGCTTGTGCATCAACCATGCAATCTTTCCTGTATCATAGATCTCATGTTCATTTAAGTCAAACCTACTGTTTACCGAATTTGTACTATAACTAACGCTATTTTGTAACGTCCTAATCTGTACCAAAAGATCGTCAAACGTGGTGTCTGGTCTTAGCAATCGCCTTCTCAAATTACCAAGAACGAACAAGTTCACTTTCATAGTTTTGGTCTCGAGTATTGTACCCTTGCTTAACATCTCGATAGGATCCAACACTATCATCGGAACATCGACTGAGATCCATCTGTTGTCAATACCTTGACTTTGCAACCAGGCGTTGCCAGCTGCGGCTTCTATAGTAAACAAGCTAGCATCGCCATAATACTTAGTCCTGTGTATCACGTACCTGTTTCCGTTAAAATTGAGTGTCGTTCCTTGACTCATGGCTTTGTAAAAACTCGCCCTTATAGGATACACGGAGTTGCATTGTTCCATCCTACCAAACAGACTTTTGTCAGCTACATTCACTGCATTAGGGAACCAGAAATTAATGAAATCATATGTTGATACAATTTCAGCCCACTTAGCCGCGGTGAAATTGGCACACTCAGGTCCTAATACCAACCTGCGAGCGTTTGTACTCTTACCGTTCCAAACGTCACCAGCTTCTAGTTGTCGCTTAACTTTTGTGTACATGTCTGAGTCTGCGGCCAACCTTTTAATGTGTAACCTTAACATCCTGTCATAATTAGCTTCCAACAATTTATGTTCTAAACTTATATGTCCATCATGATATGTGTTAATCACTTTATTGTTGTTTTGTTCGCACAAATACGTGGCGTAACTGGTTCTCATGCTGTAATCAATCTGCATTCCTTCATTTCGCATGCTGGCCACGGTTATGAAATCGAAAGCTTCGTGCTTAGGCTCTAACACTGAATCTACATTGTTGCTGGCAAATCTATAGTCGTCTGTGATTTTCCTAATTTCTTGATACACATTTTCAGGAACGTATTTCAGTACTTCGTCCCGTTTAATGGAACTAATTCTTACTGCTCCTACTCTCTCTATTAAATTATAATATGCCTTTGTTTTATGTTGTTTGTGCCAATCAACTGATTCAATCATTCCTGGTAAGCTTAACGCATCTTTCGATCCAACTGCTCCAATGTAGGTTTTTGCTATCAAATTGTGGAAATGTTTGTTTTTCATTTTCATGCATAAATGCATTAATGCACTGTAGATATAATCCATTTTTGAACTGTTCTTAATAATCACCTTTCTTTCTCCGTCCTCGAAAACACTGACTTTATCTTTGCCCAATCTTTTCTTTATGAACACTGGGTAAAACAACATGTCATCATAACCAGTTACTTTAATGTCCGTGTTATAATTTTGTTTCATATCTATCTTTAATATCTCATTGTCAAATCGATCGTACCACATCATCTTGTTTAAAGTGCTCCACTGATGAGGAACTTCTTTCAAACATGTAGATACTCTCTCTGCTAAAATTGCATGACTGATGACTTCTGAATCAAATTTGGGATCAAACAAATCGCAATCTTTGGATTCAATTATCGATTGTATAGTATCGGGTTCATAACCAGAAATGATTCTGGCTTCACTAGTTATATAATCTTTATGTACCTTTGTAGAACCATATTTGCTAGTGAATATTAATGCACAGCAAGCAGCACATTCGTTGTTCTCAGTAGTGACCTTGTACTTAATACCGCAATGTTCGAACTTGTAAACTCTGTTGTTGCATTGGTACACCTTTACGATCCAACCCAAGATTCTACATCTGTACCTTTTATCTCTTGGTACCACGTGTATCTCGTCCAAGGTGCTGGATCCTGTCATGCAGTCATCTATTAAACTTTCCAATTTATCAATGTATGGCTCTATGTTTTCTGAAACCATTAACTTTTGCCCATGTACTTTAGTCATGCTGGCAGTTGCGACTAAAAGTCTAGCATTTATTTCTATCTTGTTTTCACTCAAATGTGTTAGTTTCAGGTTGATCGCTGGTAACTCAGATTGAATTTCACCAGCGAATTGCTTGAAGTTAAATGTCTTCGTGTAATCAGTACCTTCAACTTTTAATTGTTCAGAGGGTCTTGGTAGGGTGTCTCCATTCCATGTAATTTCAGTTAACCTACTACCAACTGTGCCTCCAAACCTGTCGATTAACTTCGTGTTCGAACTGAAACACTCGATGGATATCCAAATTAGTTTTTTCACCGCTCTCGTGGCTGCACTGATGTTGTATCTTGGATTAACGTGTATGTTGGCCCCGCTAGTACCTAAAGGTGATTGTATAATAACCACGCTATCAGATTCTTGACCTTGGAAACTATGAATAGTCTGAATACTTTTAATCCTTTTGGAACCTGAGTAAAATCTAAACAACTTGTCAACGTGATCATTGTAATGACACAACACAACGTTCACTTTACCGATTATATCTGCTAACTTATCCATATCCCATCGAGTGAGATAATGCAGATCAACAACGGTTTCGTGTGGCGCAACGCTTTTTAAATCATTCAAGAGATGATAATCACTTAACTCATCAACTAGTGGATTACCCATCCTGTAAGTGTTCCACATTTTTGTCACATCCCTGCTCAACCTTGAAGCGTGTGTGAGTAAATTCCTGTTCAACCTTGTTCCTCCTGCATTTTGGAAATCTACAGCAGGTATTTGCAATTCGTCACCGAACAGCCATAATTTCATGCTGGGATTTTTAGCTATGAGAGCTATTTTCCAAGGATGCAGTAGAGTGGCTTCATCTAATATTAAGCACTTATCATTACATTTATTATACGACAATTTTTCAACTGAAGTCACTGTTGTGTTCCTACCACACTTGGCGATTAGTGATCTGACCCCGCCACTAGTACAAGCGGCTACCGTCACACTGTCCATAGTTTTAACCATTTCCGCTATCTTGGTGCTTTTTCCACTACCTGCCACACCTTGAACCACGCTAGCATTGGTCAATATATTTTTCAATTGTTCGGTTGTGATACAAATTTCGATTAAAGAAATTATTTCCATAATGGTGCTCATGTAAGATTTAACTGGCACGATTAAATCCACAAAATTGACGTGGTGTTTTGACTTCACAATAATACTACCTTCAGTAACAGTCACCACTTTAGACACTAAACTTCCTGATTCCATAACATGAATGAGGTCTCCATTCTTAAGTTTGGTCTTCGAGACATCTAGTTTATACGTGTTCGGTTTGATTAATATTCCGTCCACTTTTAATCTTTTACTGGACTTAGTCGGGTTTTTAATCGTGTCGCATATTGACAGACAATCGCTTAACACGGTGTGCCTAGCATTGTACTCAACGTCGATTAATTGCTCCTCGCTCACATCATAAACTTCATTGAACAAATCTGAACTTTGTTTAAGTTTAATACAATCACAGAGTGTAGACATTATTGTAGCGTATTGATCTGGAACGGTAACATTGAATTTTCCACTTCTCGGGTCATGGGTGCTACTGTTAAAGAATTTATTATCTTTGAATTGTGGTAAATCCAAATTGCTGTCTAGCGTCCATATGACTCTTTGACCAAGTGTATAACCTATAGTCATGATCTCATCATTTGTACAATTCTCTATATTTTTCCTGAATATGTTAGAACTACAGCTTTCGTGTTCTTGAGATGTACTCAAAGAGAAAGGGTACTTGGCAATGGAAAAGTCTTTCTTTCGCTTTAACATAACAGTTACCCAATGAGAATTGCCATCAGAATTGTCTATACAAGCAAATTCTTCCGTAGGATTTTTCCTTCTGACATAACAACCAGTGTTATCTTTGATAATACTGTTTAGTCCGTGATAAGCTAGCACTTCACTAATATCTAAGGCACTCAAGTTTTCAGTTTTTGACTTAGTGATCTTCCCCACAGCGTTCATCGAAAACTCGTCACGCAAGAACCATCTCAACACGGCTATTCCGCAATCACCAACACTAGGATCATAGGACACTTCAGAATCGAATGCGTTATTGCTAATGACACAGCGATCATTTGTTATAAAAGGTATGACACTTAACCTGCTGTCAGAAGCACTAATTTGATAGTTCAAAGGTTGGTTATCATACAAGATGGCTAAAGCACTGGGTGTGATGTGGGCACTCAATTCTACTTTGCTAAAGGTACATTTGTGAGGCGGTTCACTCGCGGGTTTTGGTCGCACCTTCGTTGTTGTCGTTGTTGGTCCCGTCTGACTACTAGATCTAGGATCAGGTCTGGAATGATGATGTTGAGCGTAACGATTGATTTCATTATATGATTCGTTTGGACGATTTTCCAAGCTACAACAATCACAGATCTTTTCTGTGCTCGGCTTCTCACAACAAATACAACTCATTGTGCCTTCCTTATGTTCTGACATACAGTCGTGATAGCAGTTTTCGGTGTGCCTATAACAACAAATGCACAACATATTCAAACCAGCCGTATTACCACCGCAACAATTACAAATTCTACCTGTGTAATTCTCAGGGCATACCATGTGATGTTTGCAAGCATGCCATTGACTGCTACTGACCACGGTGTAACTTGCTTGGTTGGTCCAACAATCAATGCTACACCATTTTTCCAATGCCACTCCAGTGCTGGATCTTATCCTTGGCTCTTTTAAAGCGTCTATGACTTGTTTAACAATGTCTAATTGAGCAGATTCTACAGTTTTATTCTCAGTCACGTGGCTAACCATTGCAGCTAAAGCACTAGTAGCAACCTTCGTCAATCCACTAGTATTCACTAACTCAAAGATATTGTCGTACCACTTTTGTCTGGTCAGTAGCATCTTAGCCACATACACGTGGGTGTATGCATCTTCCGCAGAAATTGATCTTTCCATAATCTCAACCCCCCTTTTATTGTAGCTGTACCAAGTTAAAGCCATAGCGTATTCTAACATCTTCTCGTCACCAACTTTGCCAGTGATATTCATATTCATTAATCTAGTGATGAGCTTACGATGCAGAGTTCTTCTTTCGAGCCTGATCAAATCAATGTTCTTAGTCGCGAACAATCCGCCAGAAAAGATCGGTATATCGAACGTCATTTTATCATTTTCATTCGATATTACGTAATTTCCAGCTAACCTGGTGCAACAAACTACTTGCATAGGTCCAAATACCTTTCTAGACACTACTGTAATTAAAGTATTCGATATTACAGTACTATTACTATATAATAATTCGCGGCACGGTCCGACCGACTTAGCTTTGGTACCGCTGCCTATATTATACCAAATACAATTGCGCGCAGCTTTATACCAGCCCAATTCATCATACAATGCACCTTCCCCCTCATCCGGTACTACTGGCCCAATCAGCATGACGAATTCATTATCAAACGCCGAAAAATCAGGATCAGTCCCAACGTAATACTTACTGTCTTCTAAGACAACGTTGTCTTCAAAAAATTCTTGTTTGTTTAAGTATTTTAAAGTTTCGTCGTCAAAGGTCGTCTTTGATCTGACAGTATTCAAATAACAATACGTAGTTGTTATGTCCATTAAAAACTTCAAATCATTATCTTCAAAATCACTGTGATTAGTACTCATTAAATAAGTGTTTAAAGTCTTGAAATCTTTAGTTGCTAACTTTCTCGACGGTCGGCTTGTTCTAATAGTGTCATATTTAAATCTGGCGAAAGTGTTGTTGACAACCCTATTATCATGGTCACCAATGGCTTCCCTGTATTTCTGACCTATGTCATCTCCTATCAAGCTCTCTAACTTCTCGAAGAAATCATTCTTCAAAATGCTGTCCTCAATTGCTCCTATAACTACATCTTCTCCTTCAGTTTCGGAGTACTCATAGTAAGATTCCAAATAATCACACAGACCAATTCCGCTATCTTCTAGAACGACCTCTTTCTTCACTAGCGTCTTTTTCTTTTTGCTTTTTAAAATTTCTATGAATTCAGCAGTAGTAACACAACCTCGGCACGGAGCGGCTTTACTAGACCAATTGTTTTCTTGACAAGCACAGTCAATACCAATACCCATTAGAGGCATAGTTCGATTAATTTTGTTTTCAATGTGTAAGTCTCCGTCATCCTGCCAGCTAAACAGAATCTTCTCATTAGGCACGCCGCAACCCCATGGATCATGTAGGAGTTTGGCGATTAATTCAGTTGCAGTCATTTTCCTGCCGGCAATTAAAGGATCGTCCGTCAATCCGGCTCCCATTGTCAGTTGCCTCCAACAATCTCCTGATCCGCCAATGACCAGATCTTCTTCAACTTCGGTCTCTGTAACTTCAATCTTCGGTTCTGATGGAAGGAAACGGGCGTTAATGATAACCCACGGTTCATCATCCAACCAAGATTCACACTTAGATTGATCTGATACCAAATTATTCTCTGCCTGGTCGATCTTCGTAACGTCAGGCTTGTGAGTTAAGCCTCCAATTGGTAGCGTCGGTTCGTAACTTCCTACACTCGGTTTGGAATTGTATTTTAAATCACGTCTCAACTTTCTGAGATTTAGTTTTTTGGCTTTTGACTGAGTTAGTTTCCATTTAATAGAATTTTGAGCATTATTTGGCCGCCTATAAGGCTTCCAGTTGAGATTAGTGCGTCGTTCAGCAAGTGCCGAACACGCTATCTTTAATATTGTACCCCCAATCAATATAAAGAAGAACAACGGGAGGGGGCACGAGCCCGTTGTTATTCTTTTGCGTGTGTGTGAACAGTTCTTTTTAATGGTTTGGTTGTTTGGTTGGATCATGTTACTC